CCATTTCTGTGATGAACACCGAGTTGCCCCAATGTTCGTAAGTGATGCAGCCGGTCTGATGTTTGCCATCTACACACTCGCTGACAGGTCGCCCTAACATCTCGTTTAAGACTCGGAGCGATCCCGTAAGGTGCGCTTTAGTGGTTCGCATGGAAGTAATCAAAAGGAGAACGAGTTACAGAATCGGAGCCGGTAGGCTCCAGCCTGTAGCAATAATCAGGACGCAACCGCTGAAGCTTCGCTAGGAAGACCTCAGCGGCTGCTTTGTTCTTGGGACGTCCGACCGTTAACCAGCCGAGACCGTCAGAGGCGGGAGAACCCCGCCAAACCTGAACGGTTGTCATGCTGTAGCTTCCTTGGCCTTGCGTTCCTGACGTCCTTTGATGGCATCAGAAACGGTTTCGGTCAGTTGCTGCAGCCACATGTCCACATTTGAATCTTCTGTGCAGCTGTAGCGGAGGCTTGAGATGTAGCCGCGAACGGCGTCTCTCAGTTCTTCCTGATTCACATTTGTGAACGTTACTGCGTCGTTTTCGTCCTTGATTGTCAGATTGTTACCCCAGGTGCTGAGGTCAATCCGGCAGCCTTTGGCGTCAAATGTGCGCGTTGTTTGCAGTTGCATGATGTTGGAACGTTTGGGGATTGAAGGTGAAACCTTCGGACTGTCCCCGAAGGGACAGAGCGAAGGCATCAGAGATAGCGACGATCGATGCAAGCGAAGGCAGTGCCGACGAAAGCATCCTCTGAGTAGCTCACCAGCTGGTGAGTTCCTGCCGCTTCTTTGACCTTGCAGCGTTCGATGGCTCTCTCGTTCATCAGTGCTTGAACTGGTGCCAAGCAGAGAAAACCGAGAACTGCGCCAATGCCGACGCTTGCATAAGACTTGAGCATGATCGAAAGGGATTGGAAAGGGTTGGGGTTTTTTGTCTCTGCTGATAGCGAGCCCGCAAAAGAGCGGACGGCTGCCACGGCTTGCCAGCTGACCCCGGAAGGACCAGGGTTGCTGGCTTGCTGGAGCGTTTAGCTATCAGAGGTGCTCGATTGTCAAGGTGCGGGTGTGGGCACTCTCCGAATCTGTTGCTGACTTGCGTCAGCCGTGACCGCTTAGACCATTGCCCTAGTCGGGATGGGCAGCCGGAAGCTGCTGTCGGGATTTTCGGAGAGTGTCGGGCGAGGCGGGTTTCCCCCTCTCGCTTAAATATATTATAGAGCATCCCTTTCCCTAGTACAAGGCAAAAAGCTACAGGGACCCTCGACATTTTATACACTGTAATATATTTTACATATAGTACAAAAGTAGTACAGTTTAGGACCTTGTGTACATTTGATACATAGTGCGCTTGTACTACCGGCTCAGAACCTTCTGAACATTTGATACAGTACAGGTGTACTGGGGGCAGTGTTGCAATTGTCACGTAGCATATGCTACGCGCCGTAACTTAAACATATATCCGCCAACTAGCACTCGTGTACTAAAAAAGCCCCTAGCTGTCAGGCCGGGGGCAGGGGTTAAAAAGATACGTTTGTACTAACCGGCTTTATCTTGAATTTTGATGGTCAGATCAGGCGCTTGGATATTGACGACTTCAGTGGACTCACCAATGACCCGTCCAATGGAGTCCAAAACCTGGCTAGCGGTTTGCAGCTGCCCCTTCTTCAAAGCTTGATGAAACAGCTTGGTACGCATGTGCTGCAGTCTTGCCAGCATATTTTCCCGATCAGCCTGCCAATCCTCATCAACCAGTTCTTTCACCTCACGCCAATCGCGCCAAGCAGTAGCAATCCCAACTTGCTCCTTCTCTGCATGGTCATAAACCAGTGCTCTAGCTGACAACCCATCTAACTGCCTCCGATACAACCTTCTCACCCTGTCTTCTTTGGCTTGCGTGGTGCGTGCGTCGTTGTCCACGTATGTTCGACCGTTTTTTCGATAATAACCGCCCACAAGCCCTATTTGCACGGGGGTAGGGGTTGAAAACCTCTGTATTGTGATAGGCATGAGCCAAAAATCCGCACCAATAGAACTTCGCTGGGCACAAGGCGAAGTATTTTCTTGCGATAAACGTTTCCGAGTCCTCGTCGCAGGTCGCCGTTTCGGCAAGTCCTACCTCGCCTGCGTTGAATTGCTGCGTGGAGCGATCAATCGTCCAGGCGAGACCTTTTTTTACTGTGCTCCGACGTACCGAATGGCCAAGGACATCGCTTGGCGCGTCTTGAAAAAGCTTGTTCCAAAGGTTTGGATCCACTCCAAGAACGAAACGGACCTTCGCATCGAACTAATCAACGGTTCCACCATCGAATTAAAGGGAACTGAGAACGCAATGGCGCTACGTGGCCGCAGCCTTAGCGGCGTAGTCCTTGACGAAGCCGCCTTCATGGATTCGGACGTATGGTTTGAAGTAATTCGACCTGCTTTAGCGGATAAAGAAGGCTGGGCGCTATTTATTTCGACACCTGACGGTACAGCTAGCTGGTTTTATGACTTGTGGTGTTATGTCGAAGAAGATCCAACGGCATTGTGGCAGCGCTGGAGTTTTACAACGATTGACGGGGGTAACGTCAGCAAAACTGAGGTTGAGGCAGCCCGTGCCCAACTAGACCAGCGCACATTCCGCCAAGAATTTGAGGCTAGCTTCGAGAACCTAAGCGGCTTGGTGGCTATTAGCTTTTCGGACGAGAACATATCTACGGATTCAAGGGATATATCGATTCAGCCATTGCTTTTAGGAGTGGATTTTAACGTTGACCCAATGAGCGGCATTGTGGCGGTCAAAGACGGCACCAACCTGTATGTTTTCGACGAGATCATGCTTACAGGCGGGGCTACCACTTGGGATTTTGCCGAGGAGGTTACCCGTCGCTATGGCGTGGAGCGCAGGGTAATTGCGTGTCCTGACCCTACGGGCAGCGCTCGAAAGACAAGTGGTGTTGGGGTTACTGACCATGCAATTTTGCGAAAGAGTGGTTTTACGGTGCAATCGCCACGATCGCCATGGAAGATCCGGGACAAGATCACAGCTGTTAATACGGGGTTACTAGATGCGACTGGTGAGCGCAGGGTATTGATCCATCCACGTTGCAAGCAATTGATCAAGTCATTGCGGACATTGACTTACGCACCAGGCACTGGCTTACCCAATAAAAACTTAGGAGTGGACCATGCGTTTGATGCGTTTGGGTATTTGTGTTTACAGCAGTTCAATTTGGCCAAGCCAGAAACGCTTGGTGTTACCAGTTACAGGCTGTACTAACTGGTTTAGAATGATGTTGTCGTCGCATTTTGCGTCATGCCGAAGGGGACCGGGACTTACGGCACAAAGAAAGGCCGTCCGCCCAGCAAGAAAAAGGGCATGAAGAAAGGCTCTAAGAAGATGCGTCATGGCCATGGCTGTTAGAAACGAGCCAACCAATAAGGCTCTTTACGCCCGCGTCAAAGCCGCCGCCAAGCGTAAATTCGACGTGTATCCAAGTGCGTATGCAAATGCGTGGTTGGTGCGCGAATATAAAAAGCGCGGCGGAACTTATCGCAAGGTAACCAGTGGCGGAACGCAAAAAACCACGAAAACCCGCAAAACCAAAAAAGCCAAGTAAGGGCCGTGGAGGTCTGGGCAGATGGTTTGACGAGAAATGGGTCGATATAAAGACCGGGAAGCCTTGTGGCCGTTCCAAAGGTGAAAAACGAGACTATCCAGCCTGTCGCCCGTCTAAACGAGTGTCGTCTAAAACGCCAAAGACGACTGGTGAGATGACACCTGCTGAAAAAGCACGATTTAAGCGTGAAAAAACGGGGTCAAAGAAGATAAGCTATCAGCATCGGCGTCGCAAACCCAAGGGTAAAAGCTAATGGCCACCACCGTCACACGCTTCTCTAACACTGTTGAGCACCGGGAATCTACGGCGTTAACCGCAGCTGACCATGCTTTTGAGGTCGATTGCAAGTCTGACGCTTACACGTTTTTGTTGACGACAACTGGCAGTGCTAACTATGTCGTTGCTCTTGAAATGAGCACTGCAGGCGCTCCAACAGAGTATTTTGCGATTGATTCAAACAAAACGCTTAGCTCTGCTGGTAACTACGATTATTCGTACACGGGCATTCCAGCGAGTCGTATTCGCGTTCGTATTGTGTCAATTACTTCTGGCACACCCAACGTTACGCCGCAAATCATCGTTCACAAGAGCTGATTGCGTGGCTTGACAGGCATAAAGAGTTAGACTCGAAGGCATAGACCCTTCCTATGTCTAATTATGGCCATCCTTCGCGGAGAGCAAGGTGCCGTCCAGTTCGACGCTGCTGGCTCTTCTAACGCCACCATCGTTGGCACCCGCAGCTGGACGCTGAACATCACCAAAGACACGCTGGACTGCACCGATCACGGTGACACGTTCCGTGCGTATGTCGGCAGCATGATTAGCGGTTCTGGCACGGTTGAGCTGGTTTACGACCCAGACGCAACTGGTCAAGCAGCGTTTATTGAAGACGCAATTACTGCTTCTGACACTGCGGACGCTACGTTCGAGTTGTTTACGACTGGCACATCGGCCGGCACTGATTCTGTCAGTTTTGCTGGGATAATTACCAGCATGGATATTGCATCCACTGTTGGTGACTTGGTTGTGGCCACTTGCAACTTCATTACCAGCGGCACTATCACTTCCAACCTTCAATAAGGTTGACTGATGGTTGAGTATCGCGGCGAAAAATTTGCTGGCTACAACAAGCCTAAGCGCACCACGAGCCACCCCACTAAATCCCACGCCGTCTTGGTCAAGGAAGGGGACAAGATTCGGTTAATCCGATTCGGGCAACAGGGAGTCAGTGGCTCACCCAAGCGCGAAGGTGAATCTGCAGCAGCAAAGAAACGCCGCGAAAACTGGAAGGCTCGCCACGCAGCCAACATAAAGCGTGGCAAATTCTCCCCTGCTTACTGGGCCAACCGCACGAAGTGGTGACTAAATGACTTACTCCGTTCCTGGCCTAGTTCGCACACATCTGGTCAGTTCTTCCTATATGGGAAGTGTTGACAGTCCGTTTGTCAGGACACGGGCCGTAATCGACCAGATGAAGGGCTGGGAGATTATGAGAGCTGTCACTTCAGGGACTGATTATTTACGCTCCAACAGCGAAACCTTCCTGCCTCTTGAGCCACGAGAGGATTACACAGCGTATTTAGCCCGCGTAAACCGCTCTGTATTTACGCCTTACACGCAGCGCCTGATCCGAGCAGCAACTGGTCTGATTCTGCGTAAACCGATCAGCATCGAAGGCGATCCGTACTGGACAGATGTCTTCAATAAGGATGTTGATGGTTGTGGGTCGGACATTGAAGAGTTTGCCCGCAGGCTTTTAGGTTGTGCTTTGACCTATGGCCACTGCCATACGTTGGTTGACTTTCCCGCACCATCTGCAGCCCGTAGTTTGGCTGAAGAGCGTGCTCAGAACCGCCGTCCTTACTGGATAGAGGTTGATCCAACCAATGTGTATGGCTGGCGGCTGGATCGCGAATCAAATTACGGCAACTTGACTCAAGTTCGTATTGGAGAAAA